GCCCGCACGACTTCGACTGCCAGCGGCTCCACCCACGCACCCGCCGCCCACCTAGCCCGCATCCTCCCGCCAACCCACAGGTGCCCAAGCACCTCAAACCGCAGACCAACGGCGATCTCGTAGAACAACTCATCCTGAGTGTCATCAAGGATGCTGGTCGGAGACACCGCGATGATCGACACGCGAGCGTTCCGCCCCTCCAGGGTGGCTGACGGCCCTGCGGCTACGCCCTGCTCCGTGAACGGAACCCCAGGACCCGGGGAGACTGGCGTCCTGACGAACTCCCAAAACCCAAGACCGCCAAGGACACTGTAGAGGTCGGCAGGGATGGGTTCTGCTGTCACGACCACATCGCCCGCGGCGTCTGTATCCAGGACGTACGACTCCCAGAGTCCGGGCAACGGCCCATCCAACTCATCTGAGAAATCGAAAGTGAAGGGCGTCTCCGCGATGGGGGCAAGCTGTTGATCGGTCTCGACCAACGCGCCACTACCCCAAGGCCCTAGACCTCTGCCCAACGTCATGCTGATATGGTATCAGAGACCGGATCAGCGGATCACCCCGCTAAGGAGACAGAATGACCGTAGCCACTGGACGCACCATCGACAACCTGAAGGACACGGGTCGCAAGATCCCGTCAACCGCGCTCTCGCCGCGAATGCTCACCTCCTTGGAGGGAGTGATCGTGGAGTCGCTGGTAGGACCGGCTGCCGGGCTGGCAGTAGAACTATCAAACCCCGCCGTCGGGACGCCCGTCCTCATCCTGGCCCACGACGGGGTTGGGGCTTTGGAAGCCGGCGGCGCCGCCCCCGCTGCCGTTGGCGTGCCCGTGGTGCCGACGCACTTCACGTTCGTCACCAAGAACATCAACGGCGTCGCGCAACTCACTGAGGCGAACGCACGAGACTACTCAGGGTCGATCCTGGTCGTGGTCTACAAGCAGGACAGCCCCGACGAGACGACCGGGGGCCAGACCACGGTCGCGTAGTCCACCCCGCCTAGCTGGTTACCCAGCATGACGCCGCCGCTGTTCCACGCGGACAGCGGCGGCGATTCCACGTACAACCGTCGGCATCAGGTCATCTTGACGTTTCTTCTCGCACACGGCCTGAGCGTCTACCCCATCCGGATGTGGGGAACCAAGGGCAAAGTAGATGGCGTCGTTCGCCGTACGCTCGTGGACAACAACACGCACCTGCGTTACCGATGTCGGGATCTCCTCATCGCCCGGCAGCGCCGCCATCAGACCTTCCCGGTACAGGTCAACCTTCCATCGCTCCCAAGCTCGCTCGGATGGCTGCGAATTACCGTCTCGGTAGAAACAGTGCGCCCAGTCGTGCTTGTTGAGCACGATGAATCCGCGATGTGGACGATCTAGGTTGATCCTGGCGTAGTGGAGAGCGTCTAGAAGTTTGTACCAAAACGCCTTGCCCGCCACGCGTCACCACCCCTTGCCTGCCGCCCACAACATCAATCGCCATGAAAACCCTAGAAGGAACGCAGCGAGCGGGGCCAGCAGGCTGACCGCAGCGACGGTCGAAATGACCAACGCTAAGATCCTCCTGTCTTGCTCCGCTCGCCTACGCTCATCGAGCGCTTCCGAGTACTCGCCGCGGACATCTCGCTCAATCTCTGCGCGAGCGACGTGCTCGTCGAAGCTAGGCTCATCCGCGAATATTTGTTTTGCGTCGTCGGAATACACCTACCCGGCAACGCTCGCGGCGGCGACAGGGGCTGCGTTGGTCTCATCGCACAGGTGTACGAGTCCAGCCGCCCTGAGGCAGTCGTCCACGCCGCCGCCCTCCTCCTTGAGGGGATCCTTGTCGAGTCCGAGGCCCCACACGAGCGCGACGACCTGGGCCTTTGCCATGTCACGCTCGCGCTGAGCGTCGACCAGCGCATCGTAGGTGGCGTCCGGCATGGCTGTCTCGTCGGGGTACTGCTTGTGGATGACGGCGATCTTTGACACCTCATCGCGCATGTCACGCTCCTTCGCCTTGACGGCGCCAAGGCGGTCGAGCCAAGGGCGGTCGGCGTGCCCAGCCGGGCTGTCGCTACCCGCGGCAGGAGAAGCTGCCTGCGGGTTGGACGCTGCGACGCGCTCAGCCGGCACCTTACCCATCAGCCGCTCCGCGATGTCGACGATGGCTTTCTGCCCACCGACCAGCTTCAGGCTCCCGAGGTTGGCGAACCCCAAACGAACCTGCCCGATGGTGGTGTAGCCGGCCTTCCTGAGCTTCTTGACGTTGCTTTCGTTCCCGATGCCGAGCACGTCGACGTCGTAGCTGTCGATGGACACCGTCTCGGTCGGTTGGACCGCCGACTCAGCGGGCGGCGTGGGCGCCATGCTCTGAAGCTCGGTGATGGTCTTGTCTCGCTGCGCGAGCGCGGCCGTCATCTCCTGAACGCGAGCGAGCGCGGCCGTCAACTTGGCAGCCGTCTCCGCATCCGTGTAACTGCCGGGCGGTGGTGGCGGCACGTCCTGGTTCCGGTGATGGTAGTGCTCATGCTCGACCACGACATGGTCGGGTACGGTCGAGCCGGCAGAAGATGTGCCGTTCCCCCCGAGGACGATGATCGTCGCCTGTACTCCCGACCTTGCGGCGGCCTGTACGGCGGCCTCAACTACTCCCGTGTGATCCATGCTGCTGCTGCTCCTGCTAGAACCTTTTGAGGTTCGCTCGATGTTCCGCGATCTTCGCTTCTGCCCGCTCGCGTGCTTCCTTGATGTGGGCTGAGCGAATGCTCTTGGCGTTCTTCGTCTTCGCGCGTGCCACACTGAGCGACTCCGACACGCCGACCGTGATGGCCTGTGCCACGCGGTACCCCTCGCGCTCCGCGGCATCGTAGAAAGCTGCGGTGACCTTGACCTGCTCGGCAAGCTGCTCGCGCGAGAACAGCTTCGCTAGGGCCTTCGCATCGTGAACCTCGAACGAGCGACGTTGCAGGAACGACGCCCCGGCCACGTTCTCGCACTCAAACGCCCGGTCCCCATCTTGGGACATCAGGAGAAGCAACTCCTGCTTGCGTGAGTCGATCTCAGCTTTCATGGCGTCCTGCTCGTCCGTCAGGAACGCGATTTCGTTCAGTAGATCGCGCTTGCGCGCGCCACGATCTTCGCGAGTCGGCGCGCTGACCGCCTTGCGACGCGTGGATGTCTTGCCGGGTTCTGGCATGTAACTCTCCAATGGGTTCCCCGATAGGCGGGAAGGATAATCGCTACTGATCGGCGTGTCAAGTCGGATCGACTAGAGTCGCCACGACCGATCCGCCCAGGTCGTTTACGGCATCAACGGTCGAGCCATCGTGATGTCTGAGCAGCCTCAGGGCATCTAGGAAAACTGCCTTGTGCCTACCATCACGCTTGAGCGCCAGGATCGTCCTAGCCATCTTTCTGGCCGTGGTTACCCCCTGCGTTACGCCGGTTAAGTGGATTAGAAACGCCTCGTTGAACGCTGCGATGAACAGGTGTTCCAGGTAGCACTGATGGGTCGCAGCATCCATCACGAACCGCGGGCCTTCAACCGTTCCAGGCAAGGTTCCTCCCCGCATAGACCGCCAACAAGATGGCCTCTGCCTTGTCGACGCTGGGTTTCTTCGCGCGGGCTGTTGGACGCAGGTCTACTTTAGGAATTAGGGCCTGAACAGCGCTGACAGACTTCCGCTTGCCGTCAGCTTTCCGTGACACCGGATCGTCGCCCGCGCCCTTGATGTTCATCGCCCGCTTCCACCGCGTTGGGTGTACGACTTCATGCGAAACGCCGGCTGCCACCAAGAGCCCGCGCAACATCCCGTAGACATAACCCAGGCTGAAGTTGCTGACGCCGCCCTGTTTGGGAAACGGCTGCTGCTGTTCTAGGACCACCCCAATGATGTTCGCCGGCTGGAGGCGTTGAATGAGCCGCCACATCTCTTGAAGGTCGTAGCCGTTGACACCTTTGGCGCCGTCGAACACGGGCATCGGCTCGGCCCACACAAGGCTGGGGTTCTCGGTCATGTCCACGACGGCGATGTAACCGCTCTTGCCGGGGTCAATGCCGGCGAACAGCCTTCGACCCTCGGTTGCCGTTGCCGGTGCGTAGTCCAACGCATCGCTTAGGGCAGACCGCACCTCCACCTCGAACTTGAACATGCCGCCCATCAGACGGCAGCCCTGACAGGAGGGGCTGCGGGGCCAAACGCCAGATCGTCTAGCGACTCACTCAACGTCGACAACATGAACGTAGCCTTCTGACGATCCTCCAACGCAAGCTCAGGAAGGCGCAAGGTCAACGTGTTAAACGCGCTGCGGATGAGGTCTCCAACCATACGGCCCTCTGGGCGTCCATGAATGGAGTAGATCGTGAACTCCAACGCGTGGATGAGTCGATCAATCAGCTTCTCAATGAGCTTTACACTGGGAGTCGCCTGCGCGGCGGCTCCGTGGAGAAGCCGCGCCACATCCAAAATCCGCATGTTCGCGTACGGAGCCGCGTCGAACGTGGTCCTGGCATGGGCTGGAATCGCCTCATCGATGGATTCAGCGTAGGCATACTCCCTGGCCTTGCGCGCCGCTTCTGACGCTTTCCATCTAGCATCTCTAGCGGACTCCGACTCCCACTCCTCCTCAGGCTTAAACGCACGACCGTTCCACCCGACCCACTTCTGATTGTCCTCTTTGGGCCAAGCCTTGTAGGGATGAAGGAACTTGGCGGGGATTCGCCCGACATGAGCGACTGCCCCAATCTTCTTGAGTGACCGCCACCAGGTGGGTTGCTTCGAGTCCTCGTCAGGCTCCAACGCCGCGCTGTTCGCGAGCACGATGCGGTAGACGACAGGGACGCCGCCGTGCATGTTGGCGGCCTGCCTAGCTGCCTCTTGCGCGATGCTGAGAATGCCAACGTACACGCGGTCCTTGATGCTCGGCTTGTTTGCACCACCGTAGGTAGGTGCCGTTCCTGTCGCTCCGCGTGGTCGCAGCCCGAACTGCTTGAGTGCTGGCGCGAACTTGGATGACGTACCGTGATACAGCGCCGGCAGGTCTTTCGTGCTGGGCTCGAACCGTTGGCGGTCGAGCTTGTGGATGAACGAGTTGACGTCTCCTGAGTAGTTGCGCGTAATCAGGTACTTGCCGATGTTAGGATCCACCCTGACCAGTGCCTTCAAGGTCTCTACCGTGTGTGGGTCGGTGACTGCACTCTCGATGTCTACGGACCCTCCCTTGGTCCAAGAGTTTTCGTTGGGGTGCGTGACGTAGACCACACCAAGCCCCTTACCGAACGTGCTGAGGTAACCAGAAAGGTCAAGCTCACCGCTGGTCTTGTTGATGCCAACTCGAAGGCCGTCACCGCCATGCAACAAGCGCGCAGCGCCGGTCGGGATCTTGACCTCGTCCAGGTCAAGCGATGCCTCATCGCGGTTCTTGTCGAGAAGCAGATCCTTCCGCTTGGGGTCAAGTAGCTTCTTGCGGACTGGGGGAGGGAGCTTGTCCAGCTTGGCCTGCCCACGGCGCGCGCGCGCTGCCTGCTTGGCCTGTCCCATCGACCTGAACCCAGCGCGCTTGAGCGAGGTCGCCATGTTCGGGTCACCAACGTAGTCGTCCTCGCCGATGGACTCCACGACATCGCCGCTCCACGACTGCCATCCTCGCGGGCCCCAGATGGAGTGAGGCTTGATGTAGCTGGACGCGATGCGACCCTCGTACGCTACGGTTCCGAACTTGGAAAGGCTCAAGGTCCAGTCGGTGCCGAAGAACTCCTCGGCGTCCTCGTCAGGTCGGAGCTTAGCCGGGTCTGGTACCTCGACCTGGTACACGACCGAATGCCCGCCATGCTTCGAGCGGGACGCGCTCGCAGCCGCGCTCGCAACACCGTAAGACGTGGCGAGGTAGAGGTAATTCGGGTTGCTTGGCTTAGTGCCGCTCGCATCGTGCGACGTGGCACCGTACTCGCCGCGCGGCTTCAGCCCGAACTTCTTGATGTGATCGGCGAACATCGTGCTCGTGCCGTGGTACATCACCGGCAGCTTGATGTTGCCGCGCACGGACCGTAGGCCCATCGCCAACCAGTCGTTGACCGTGAGCGGGCCGTGATGTGGCGGACTGATCTGGCGGCCCGCGTCGAACTTCAGCTTGCCGACATCGGGCGCGATCTTGACGACGGCCTGGAGTAGTTTGTGAAGTGCTGGGTCGATGGTCGGGTTGCCGCGCGTGAGAACCGTAACCATGCGATGGCGCGGCGCGACACTGATTGGCGACCCTCGCCGCATCGCCCCTGTGAACCCGCCGTGCGCTGCGTAGATGTCGTTGTCGAACACGACGTTGCCGGCCGTGTCCAGCCCGACCTGGAAATCGCGCTTGCCGCGCATGTTCCCGAGGATCACGTTCGCGGCATCAGGTGAGACGCGGACCTCATCGAGAGGGTTGCGCACGCCTGTAGGTGCGCGCTCAATCACGTTCCCTGCTGGGGCCTCATACCCACCACCACGCTCGCGAGTCGCCCACCACTTTTGCTGGGCTGCCTTGAACTCGCGTGAATGAACGAACTCTACGCGGTACTTCTTGGTGATGCCTAGGTCCTTGAGTCGCCCCAAGAGATACCCACGCTCTGCCAGCGCGTACTCCCATCCCCAGAAGCTGGCCGGATGACTCGCCGGCACACGGTCCTCTTTGGGGAGGTCGAGTTGGGATTCCGGCTTCTTGCCGCTGTAGCCGAACAGGCGCACGTACCGCTGCCACACCGCATCGGGGATGTCCTTCTCTCCTCCGACCAAAACGCGCAGCGTTGACCCGGGCGGTATGTGGAGCGAGTCCCCCTTCACGACCCATTCACCCTCGCTCTTATAGGTGCTGGCGATGAACTTGATCGCAGCATCAATCCAGTGCGCCCACTCCTGCGTAGGCCACCCCAGCATCTTGTCGCGAACGACCGCCGGAAGATACTTGTCCATCTTGCCTATGGTGGTGCGCAGGATCTTGATGGTCGAATTGACGCCGTCGATTAACTGCCCGCTGCCCGCGATGAGGTCAGCCATCTTGCCCCATACCACTCTGTACTCGGCTGCGTAGACGACATCGACGTGCTTCCCGGCCTTCTTCATCCTGGCGAACATGTACTCAAGCAGGTTGCGGAAGGCGTGCTGTATGGCCTGCTCGCGGTTGTAGGTGCTGGCTTGAAAAATGCGCCGCAACGCCCATGCGTCCTTCGACAGCATGTAGTTGGGGTTGTCGTACAGGATGCGCGTGACCTTGTTGGTGCTGGCGAACGCCTTTCCAGGCATGACCATCACAGCATTCCGCGCTACTCCCAAGAACTGTGGTTCGATTAGTCCGGTATCGCTGATTCCGCGAATGTCATCGAATCGACCTAGCGCAAGAGCCTTCCACGCCTTTGCGTCGCCATACTCGGCGCTGGTTCCAAGGTCGAACACCACGCGAAAGTTCTTAGGGATGTCGCCTAAGACAAAGCTCCGTTCCTGTAGCGACTCGCTCGTCCCCAGCTTCTGCGCGATGGCCTGGTATGCGAAGCCTGCTGCCTGCTTCTCGTCGTCTCCATCGGCCACGTTCTCTTTGGCGTCGTCAACCACGCCCAGTAGAACACCCTTCAACGCCGGGAACTCACGCATCACCTTAGCTGCGAATGACTTCAACTCACGGATGCTGGTGGGTCGAGGGGCGGCGAGCAACGCGGCACCCTTTCCGACCTGACCGAACAGCGGCTCAAGCTCGAAGTCGTACACCTCCTTCGATGTCAATTCACGGTCGTAGCTCACTGTGCCGTGTCGGAAGCGTGGGTGCGTGCCGATCTTCGTGAACCCTTTGGGGACCGCGCCAGGGCCTGGAGGGCGGAAGCGCAGGCCGTACTCGAACGCCTCAGTCACACCCCTCGCGGCCTCTACGATGTCAATGATCTTCAACGGGCCATCCCAATCCCAAGCGTCTAAGAACGCAGCTTTCATTGACGAATGGTTGTCGTGCCCGTGTGGCACAAACGAGCCGCCATGCATCGACCCGCGAGTGAGTTGCCACGGCTTGCCGGCTGGTGCATCGCCGCGCACAGAGCGCGTGATGTAGCGGACATCTCCACCAGCCGTCTTGACGGCAATGCCGTTCCTCACCTTATCTAGCTTTTCTCGGTCCCACACAACACGGCCCTCCGCCCAGTTATGCATCGACGGGAGCATCATGTCTGACTTGACCTCAGACGGGGTCCACCTGGCGTCGATGAACGCCAGAATCTCAGACGCCTTTCTACGTCCCGCAACAACGTCCTTGCGCATCTGGCTCAACTCGCGAAACTCCTCACGAGAGAGGATGCGAGTCTCGGCCAACGCGACGACCTTCTTCAACGACTCGGACACATCTACCAGCGTGAAGGGGCCATCCTCCCGCCAAATCTCCCGCAAGGCATCCTCAATCGTCCCCTTCCTGTCACGATGCCCATAAGGCGTCATGCCTTTGTTGAACTCGCTGATCTGGATGGTGTAGCCGCTCCTGCGTGTGCTTGGATGAATGACGAAGTCTGTGATGGCAGATCCGCTGCGTTTCAGGCGGACGTGAGCAACACGCTTGCCGCGCACGCGCTGAAGTATCGGCTTTAGCTCTTTCTCCGCAGACACTGCGCGCAACAGACTGGCCATGTCGTCGTCGTCCCAATAGGCGTCACCTACGGCGACTGCATTGGCCTTTCCCGCCTTGCGCGCAGCCGCCAGCCAGCGGCCAGCCTCATCTGGTGTGACTTTGCCAGCCTCCAACTCATCTGCCAAGTCTTGGGAGGCACCTATGATGTCAAAGCCGATGTCGCCAGGCTTGGAGAGGATGTCCCAGTAACTCTTGGACACCGACTCCTCAACCTTCGCGTTCTGCCGAATCAACGCCATGCTGTGCTTGAGAAGCGCCTCCAGCCCGAAGTGCTTGGGCTGTAGCTTGAGGAACTTGGAGAGCGACATCCACTCGACGCGCTCAGTCTCCCAGTCCAGCTTAGGGTCGAACTCCTCATCGACGACGCCGATGAAGTTGGAGTAGCGAAACCCTCCCCCCGGGCTAGTGAACACGTACGCCGGCAAGAGCATCACGTTCCCGTGATAACCAAGCTCCTCGCGCATCTCGCGCTTGGCTGCGGTACGCGGATTCTCCCCGCTGTCGATGGCGCCGCCGAAGATGCCCCACGTCCTGGGCTCATTGACGTGGGCAGATCGCAGCCCTGCCAGGATGCGGCCCGTGCTTCTGGCAATGGGGAGGACACCAGCGCCCGCGTTGCCCCAGAAGCCTTCTCCACCTGCGTCTGTGGTGATGGCGTGGGCTCCAGTTCCCCATTCCGCCTCCGTCAGCGGGTCACCTTCGTCATCGTAGATTTGCACGTCGAGCACGGTCGCCTTGTTGACCGCGATCTCAGGCTCACGGTCCTCCAGCGAACCAGACTGAACGTCGCCCGGTGCGAACGCATAGGTGATGAGCGCGTTCACGTCGTGGATCATGTAGTGGTCGATGACGTAACGCTTGTCCGCTGCCATGAAGATCCCAGGATGCGGCATGCGATGCACAGCGCCTCGGCGCAGGTCGAGGTTGATCCGCGAGTTGGCACCAGACACCGCGCGCTTGGTGTTGGGGTCATACCGCATGATCTTGTATCCGATGAGCTTGCTGCCCTTGCGTGTGAACGCTTCGGTCATCATGGCGTGGGCTCCAGTTCCCCATTCCGCCTCGACCAATGCGGTGCCTTTGATCTGCGACTCCTTGGGGACCATCACCTCTTGGTGGTGGTAGCCAAGGGGCGAATAGTCCAAGACGACGGCGTCGTACCCCTTGAGCAACAGTACCCTAGTGAGTGCGGCGGCGCGCAAGCCCTTAACGCCGAGAGCATCGTTTACGAGGCGGAGCTTGTCTGTTTGCCAACTGGTGGTAGTGATCTTGAGCGGGTTCAGGAAATGGAGGCTTACGCGCAAAAGCGTGCGCTTGCTTCTTCCGATGTTCCTGTCTGTTGAGAAGTAAAAGCCGCGACCCAGCAGGCCCGCGTCTGTAGATGACCCAATCTTGGCGGCATCAAATTGATCGAATGGGTCAGCGTTAGTTCCGTGGTAGTAGACCGCCTCCGTCAACGGGTCGCCCGCGTCACCCCAGAACTTCTCGCCGCCAGAATGCGTGTACGACCCTTCGTCCAGACGGCTCTGGAGCTTTCCGATGTTGGGGGAGTAGCCCCACCCGAAACCATCCGGCGACCGCTTCAGTGAGGCGTCCATCATGCGGTCGAGAGACCCGGCCAGGCCGTGGACGGTGGATTGCGTAAGGCCGGGGATCCAGTTGCCGTTGATGGGATTCCACACCTGGATGAGCTTGGCCGGCACCTTCTTGCTCCGGTCGGTCCAGTAGTAGTCGTCCGCGTTCTCGTGATCTTCCTCGTACTGTGGCGACCAGGGATGCTTGCCGTGGTCGCGGTACCGAAGCACAACCACGGTCCAGTCCGCATGGGCCGTACGCCATTCATCCTGTAGCTCATCGAGGTCCACCCCCTCATCAGAGTCTTCCTCGTCTGAATCTTCCTCGCCAGTAAGGTCGGGGAACTCAGGGCCGTTGTGCTGCGCCCAAGCGTCTAGGCGGCTGTACCAGAACAGCGCGCGGCTGGCCCGCGCGACAAACAGCTTGCCACGAGACCACGCCATGTACTGCTGCCCAAACGTAGCACCGCCCATCCCATGGCCTGGGGCGAGTCCGCCGGCAGCTAGGATGCCTTCGAGTCTCCCGAAGTACGTGGCGTGATACAGCCAAGCGCCCTTGGGCAACGGCAGCTTGATGAGATCGCCGGTCGCCATCTCCTGTACATGCTGCACTACGGCCTCCTGAACGGTGGCAGCCCTGGGATGGGCTTGCTGACTGGTGCCGTGATCTTGTCGCCACGGAAAGCGTTGACTGGTCGCGCGAGTGCTCGGCCTCCACGGCGGAGCCGCTCCTTGAGCGCTCGAATCATCTTGTCTCGACGGGGTAGCTGCTGCCGGCGTCGGACGACCTCATTCAGGTCACTAGCCACCCTCACGACGATGCGATGCCGGCAGTGCGTCAAGCACTGCGTCATTCCGTCGCGCGGCACGGCGGGGATGTTGTCCTTCGTGAACGGAGACATCTCCAGCATGTAGGCGCAGCCCTTGCACAGCCGCTCGTCGCGAGGGCCCATCCAGTGGAGGAGTACGTTGTCCGGCATGGCGGCAATGCGCGACGCCTCGTACATGAAGCGAAGCGCATCGATGTAAGCATCGAACCGAGCATCGATATTGACGGTCGCCCCGGCCTCTACCTCCGACAAGAACGTGTTCCAGTACCTCGTCTCCTCGCGCACGGCCGAGCGAAACCATCGCTCCTCCTCATGGTAGAGGGTGTCATCGGCGCGAAGCTCTTGGAGCCCCGACGCACGCCGACCAACATCGCGCATCTGGCTGTACACACGGCGAAGGGCGACGGCCGACTTCACCTGAGCGGAGCGCAGATCCTCGCCTTCGATGACGCTGTTCAGGATGGGGCGAAGGGTGCGGCGGGCCTCCTGGTAGACGCGCTGAATCTGCCGGGGCGAGTTGGTGCCGGCAGCGCGAATGGCGTCCTTGATCCGGTCCGGCGGTACGTACCTGAGTGGTCGGTCGCGCTCCTCGACGTTGCCCTTCATCAAGAGGGTTCCAATGGCCTTGCCCTCGTCGAGAAGCTCACCTACTGGTGGTGGCGAACGTCTGCCAAGTTCGCCCCGAAGCTGGGCAACCAGGAGAGCGTCCAGACCATCAAAAGGATCCAGGCCAGCGGCTCCTGGATCACCTTCGATGAGGATCAGCCGAGTAGTAGGGTCCGGTCGCACAATGGGCACGGTTCTCCCTTCGGGTGCTCCTCGTTGCACGGGGCGCACATCTCCATCGGCTGGAGATTCTTGATGATGGCCTTTACGACATCGTGAGTACTGGCCGGGTCCACCTTGCGCGGGCAGTCCACACAACCTGGGCACCGCTCCATGCCGCGCACGCCAGGGCCCATCGCTACGAGCCCACGACCCCCGCATCGCTCGTTCATGCCGCCTCCCAGAAGTCTGGGTTACCCGACCTGACGACATCGCCGCCGCCCATGAGCGACCCAATGACGCTGATGCGTAGCTGTGCGTTCCGCTGCCGCGCTCGGGCGACGCGCTCAGACGCTTCATCCGACCCGAAGTACGTCTGGCACGTCTTGTCGTCGTCCAGATGTTTGGACGGCCCAACGCCGCTACCCTCCATGAGCGGCTTAACTCGCTCATCCCAGCCGTCCAGGTCGGTGATCTCGTTCGCCGACACAGTCTGAGTCGACGGGGCCACGGGGAACGCTTTGGTGAGGGCGTCCTGTAGCTCGCCCTCGGTCAGCACCTTGCGGATCTTGGTGCCGCTCTTGGTCTCCTTGACGGGTCCGGTCCCCTTGAGAAGCTCAGCCACCAGGTCATCGGGCAGGCCACCATGTCGCGTGAGCACGAACGGCACCCAGACATCCTGGTTGAACTGGTAGTCCTGGCCGAGTCGGAGGTACCTGTCCATCCGGTCGAGCTTCATCTGGAGGATCTCGTGATGCTCCAACTCCAGGATCGGGGCAACCGGGGCCATGTGTAGGGTGAACGTGTTCTCAGGTTTGCGAACATCGAGGCCCTGGAACGCCATGTCGATCATGCAGACGCGCACAAGCTCATGGAGGAACGCCCGCTGAAGTCGGCTGGCCCGCTTCGCGAACGGCTGATGCTGCCGCGAGAGCGACTGCCCCGAGTTGTAGTTGCCCTCGCCGCGCAGGTACCCGTTCGGGAACCCAATGCCATTGGCGAGGTCCCGGTACTTCATGTCCACGTCGCGAAGAAGGTCATTCTGGTTCGTCGCAGGGAAGTTGCTGATCTCCGTAGCGTTGTTGGGTCCTCGGGGGAGGACAACATCCTTGGCGCCGTCTAGCGGTACTCCCATGTTCTGGAACTGCCCGGCGTTAGGGTCGAGGTGCCACTCGCGATGGAGCCGACGCTCCCAGTCCCGACAGACCATGTAGGCGTCGTCGTGCGACATCCCGGTGGTGTCCATCAGGATCAGGAGTCGGTCGGGCCGCCGGAGGAGTCGCTGAATCACGACCTGGTCCAGCATCAGTTGAAGCTGACGCCAGGTGACGCGCGAACCCCACAGGTAGCTCGACTCCGCGCCGTAAATCTCAGACAGGTTTCGCGGTTGCAGGTGGAAGTGCGCGACGCGCCAGTACGGAACGGAGTGGCTCTGAGTCCTGGTTGCGTTGCCGCGCTCATCGGCAGGTGCGAATCCGATGAGCCTGCCGATGTCGTCTTCGATCCTGGCAACCTGCCATGGCTCGTAGGGGCGCGTCGCCACGACGCCAACCCCACGAGCGGTCGCCAAGTGCATCATCACGTCGCCGTCGCGCGCCATCGCGCGCATGATCTGTTGGGATCGCTCCTCCCAGCGTCCTCGCGCAATGCACCGCTCTACCAACGTCTTGGTCTGGCTGTTCTGAGCCGTAATCCATACGACGCGATTCTGTTCTGGGCTGACCTGGCTGGCGTCCTCCGCAAACGCGTCAAGAACGCGTGCGATGACGGCGTCGTAGTCCATCTCGCGGAAGTTCTCGTACAACTCGACGCGAGACTCCTCCATCGAGTACAGGCCGAGCGCCTTGTAAACGCTGGACGATCTGCCTGGACCAGCCCTGAGGGGGTCGTAGTTCTGCGCGGCCTTGCGTGGGGTCTTCGTGACCCGACGATCAGGCAGCCGGTCAAGCCCTTGAACAGCCTTCAGGTTGGAGAACGGGTGCAGGACCATCTCGGAGAGGGACGGCCGCTTGTAGGGTAGGTCAGCCATCAGAACCTCTTACTTAGACGCATGTGGCTCATGTGTTGCCCAGCCACTTCGAGACCTGCGGCATGTACTTAGCCAGCTTCTGCGTCATCTCGTACCTCGGTGAACTGGCTGTAGGCGCGTCGCCAGGCCGGATCTTGTCCATGATGCACGCGAAGCTCGCCCCGGTGATGGCGTCGATGATGTCCTTCGAGCCCCGGCTGCCATCAGGGTTCTTCTCCCGGTGGTCGATCTTGTCGGACTGAACATCGTGCTCAAGCCCGAGGATCTCCTGGTAGACGATAACACGGTGCAGGGCCTCCTCAGCAGAGCCCCATTCCCCAGGCGTATACCCCCGTGGGAACGGCAGCCCAAGCCGACCCTCAGACGCCACCTGCCGCACGACCTTGTAAGGCTTCGATGTCCTGTCTACAGAGAGAACCTCCGTGACGAAGCCTTGCTCGCGAAGTCGCTGGAGCATGTCGAAGCTCTGGTAGCTGTCAGCCGATACCTTGCGAATCCAGAAACCGATGCGGCGCAACCACTCGATGAACACGCGGACCTTGAGGAAGTCGATGGGCTGACCGAACGGACCGCCCTCAAGCGCGAGGTAGAAATCACACTCGATGTCCTTGATGACGATTGAGTCGCCGACACCAGCATCGTCGTCGTCGGCGTTCCCCTCCTCAATGTAGTGCGCCGACGGATGAACCATCGCAATGCCCGCGCGGTCAGAGAACTTGCCGGCGCCTTGTGCGAGGTCCAGA